GCAATATCAGAGTGTCACGCTTTATACGGACAAGGGTCTTTTGACAACTTACCAGACGAAGTACAAGGTATACTTGTTAATATGATGTTCAATATGGGTCGTACACGCCTATCAAAGTTCAAAAAAATGAACATAGCTGTACTAGACGGCGACTGGAAAACCGCAGCAGTAGAAGGGCGGGATTCCCTATGGTATAAACAAGTTACTAATCGAGCCGAACGATTGATGGCAAAGTTAGAAAATGTCTAAGCTACTGTTAGGAATTATAGCAGCGATGGGTAGTGCGGGTTTCCTGTACTACCAATTCGCTGTTATACCTATGAAAAATAAAATAGAAGAGCAAGTAAGTGTTATTCTTGCCCAGGATTTGCGAGATCAGGAGCAGAAAGCTACAATTGTCGCAATCCAAGAAAACGCAGAGAAGACAGCAGCAGCATCTGCCGTTCTTCAGAAACAAAATCAGCAGTACGAAACTCAGATGTCGGAGTATCTTGATATATTCCGCCGTCACAATATAGCTCAGTTAGCCAGCGCAAAACCTGGATTAATTCAGAGTAAAGCAAACAAAGCAACAAAGGAGGTATTCGATGAGATTGAAGATATTAGCAAGCGCATTAATTCTCTCAACGATTAGTGGTTGTAGCTTTTTCCAAGCACCTCCACGTGAAGTAAAAATAGTCTCTAAGCCTGTAGAGATTGTCATTACACAGCCTATCATGCCACGCGCTCTCAGTCTCAAAGAACCACACTGGTATGTAGTATCAGATACTAAAATAGCTAACAAAGATGGACAATATCCTGAAGGCTATACTTATTTCGATAAATTCATAGAAGATATTAAAAAGAAGCATGGAGGAGACTTAGTATTTGTAGCAATGAGTGTCGGAGACTATGAACTAATGTCTTATAACACGCAAGAGTTGAAAAGATACATTAGTCAACTCGGAGAAGTTATATTATACTACAAAGATGTAACCACCCCCACCAAACCTACAGCAACTGAAGAATAACTCTTGACAGTCTTTCTAAAATTGCGTATAATACATATTCAATTTTAGGAGAATTATCATCAATCTTTTTTACCTAGACGAAGACCTCGATAAGTGTGCAGAGTATCATGTTGACCGACACGTCAATAAGATGATACTCGAAGCCGCACAGCTTATCTGCACAAATCTCTGGATAGATCACCTATTCGGTTTTGTACCTCGTGCTATCACTAAAGAAGAAAATGCTATTCTGCAAAAGACTCGCAAAGAGTGGAAAGAAGTTCCAATGGAAGATAGACTCTTTCCATACCTTCCTACCATGCAGAATCATCCTTCATGTGTTTGGGTGCGTTCCTCTCTTGAAAATTACTTCTGGACAAATTGCTACGCCTTTGCTCTCGGTAGCGAAGCACACTATCGTTATGGTAGTGATCACAAAAGTCTTGCAATGCTCTATGCTTTGCCAGAACCAAAACACATGGAAGACCATGGGTTTACCACTTTTGCTTTAGCAATGAAAATAATGCCAGACAAATATAAGCAAGGCACAGCTATTGAGTCCTACCGCAACTTTTATATGTACGATAAAAATAACTTCGCAGAATGGAAATATCGTGACAAGCCAGGCTGGTGGAATAATGACTTAGTATCGGAAATGATAGCAGAGAAAATCAAAAGGAGGGTGAGTGATGAAAGAAATCACTGACGAAGAACATGAACTGTTCACCAAGCTGAAAAAGATTTGGTTTCACACACAACCTGACAAGAGTGGTTCATTCTTTATCTGTGGTGAAGCGGGTAACAGTGATGAGCATGGATTACCGGAGTTTATTTTAGTGTGCCCGCAAATGGGCACAAACACCACAGCAGTGTATAAACGAGATCTTGTTGGGAGAAGTGGACAGTGAAGAAACGATTGGTAGTTTGGTATGCTGTGGTGATTGGTGCAGTAGGCACAATGCTACACTATGGTGTTACTAACGGAGTTTGGATGTGATGTACAAATCTAGTTCAAGCAGAGAAAAAATAATTCTTGACAAAAATTTCTCTTTTTGGTACAATATTAGCCAAGGAGAGAAATTATGGAAATTGTAATTATAACCAAAGAAATAGCTCTTTCAAAAGAGGATTTTCTAAACTTATGTCTGATACATACAAGTGCCAGTGCTGTGGCAAAAGAGTTAAAGTGCTGTAGAAAAAAAGTGGCGGCGGCATTTAAAAAACTATACCCCAATAAAGTACCTAACACAAGCCTAAGAACAGAAATACTTATAGTAGAGGGCTTAAAATGGTGTACTAACTGTCAAAAAGCAAAACCTTTAGAGGATTTTTATACTGATAACTCTACTTCTACAGGTAAAACTTGGGGTTGTAAGCCGTGTATGGATCGGAAGGGGAAGGACTGGCAAGAAAATAATCCAGAAAAAGACAAAACTGCCAGAGCGCGATACCAAAAAGCTAACCAAGACAAAATAAACTCGCAACAAAGAGAAAGACTACGAGGTGGAAAAGGAGCCTACTACTGTGCAAAATATAGAGGAGCTAAGCTACAAAGAACTCCTTCTTGGGCAGACCTTGAAAAAATTAAAGAAGTCTATGCGAACTGCCCAGAGGGGTACCACGTAGACCATATTATTCCTCTACAAGGAGAAAGGGTGTCTGGTCTCCACGTAGAAACAAATTTGCAGTATCTAACTGCCGAAGAAAATTTAAAGAAAGGGAACAAATTCGAATGACAAAAGTAAAACTTATATCGACATCTTCGTCTGACTCTAATCTCTTAGAAGATATTGCAATGATGGCAAGAGTGTCGAATCCAAGCAACCAGCACAACAAAGAAACTTCTGAAAAGCTGGTAGGTTATCTCGTAAAGCATAAACACTGGTCACCATTCGAAATGGCTTCTATATGCTTAGAGATTAATACAACTCGTGATATCGCAAAGCAGATTCTACGTCACCGTAGTTTCTCTTTTCAGGAGTTCAGCCAACGCTACGCCGACCCTGCGGCGATGGGCTATCCGTTCGAGCTAAGAGAAGCACGAATTCAGGATGAGAATAATCGTCAGAATAGTTTGACACTTGATCCAGAAATGGATGGACACAAACTACTTCAGGGACACTGGGTAAACCAACAGAAGCGCGTATTAGAAGCAGCAGACGCAGCATATCGCTGGGCTTTAGCGAATGGCATTGCGAAAGAGCAAGCTCGTGCAGTATTGCCAGAGGGTCTTACTAAAACTCGTATGTATATGAATGGTACAGTACGATCTTGGATGCACTACATTGATGTACGAACTACACCAGGTACTCAACAGGAGCATATGGATATTGCTCGTCAATGCGCTTATGCCATTAACGATGTGTTTCCTATGATTAAGGAGTTTGTGCATGAGTGATGAGGGTAGAAAGTTTGATAGTGAGAAGCCGAAGATGTATTTACTACCTCCCAAATCCATGGTAGAGATTAGTAAGGTACTGACTTTTGGCGCACAAAAATATGATGAAGATAACTGGCGTAAGTTAGACAATCTTCAGAATAGATACAGCGGTGGTGCACTTCGGCACATATTCGCACACCTTGATGGTGAACTAAAAGACGAAGAAACAAATTACTCGCATTTAGCACACGCTATCTGCTGTTTAATGTTTAAATTAGAATTGGAGTTAGAAAATGGCAAGAGTGAAGAAGAAGGATTACGAGAACCTAACGAACAAGAACATCGAGAAGGTGATAGCACTTTTAAACCCGGACAGTTCAACCCAAAGTGGCTCCAATACCAAAAAAGCGATAACTAAAAAGGAAGCCTGTGAAATACTAAACATTGCATACAATACTACAAGATTGAATGCAATTATAGATGGCTATTTAGAGCAGAAAGCGTATGTTAAAACAAGGAAAGCACAAAATCGAGGCCGTCCTGCAAAGGATTCAGAAATTTGCGAGGCAGTTACTGATTACTTGCAAGGCGAGACTGTTACGGACATATCGAAACGCCTTTTTCGAAGCACAGGATTCGTGCGACAAATACTTGAAACAGTTGGAGTCCCACAACGCCCTAGCTCTAAAGAAGAAAAACGACAAGTAGACTACTTCCCAGATGAGTGCGTGTCTGAAGACTTTGTTCCAGGAGAGATCGCTTGGTCAGCAACTTATCATAGTGCTGTAAGAGTAGGTAACCGAATGACTACGGAGTATCAAGCCGGTAAGAAAGGTCTTGGGAATACAGACTATGAAAGTAAGTATGCCTCTCCTTGCTATCAGATTTACGTAGTTCAGAAAGTAGACAGTGAAGATACTTTCTTTAGTAGCGTAACTTCTGGAGGCTTTCACGCATATGCACCTGCTTGTGAGCTTGCGAAACTGGAACACTTGAAAAAGTACGGCGTAAATTTGGAGAGGTTGTAAAAAATAGTTCTTGACGGCCTCCTTAAATTCCCGTATAATATCCATTCTGAAATCGAGGAATGTATGGGACAAAGATTCTACGAACAACAACTCAAAACTCTGGGCGATTGCCCAGGAAACAAAAACCCTAACAGAAGGAGCCGAAAAGTGGCTTGGGATGACGATAAGAAAGCAGAGGCAGTACGCCTTTATGAAGCAGCAGAACCAACTCCAGAAACATCTATGGAGATCGTAAAAGATATTGCAGAAGAACTCGACGAATCACCAAACGGTGTTCGCATGATTTTAACAAAGGCTGGCGTCTACGTTAAGAAAACCCCAGCAGCAAAAACCGCTTCTACCGGTGCAGCTACAGGCGGCACTCGTGTCTCCAAAGCAGCAGCTCAAGAAGCCCTCACCGCTGCTATTACTGATGCAGGTAAAGCTGTTGATGAAGAGATTATCTCTAAGTTGACTGGTAAAGCCGCTCAGTACTTTACTACCCTACTTTCTGACGAAGGTTAGTAGTAACTATCGCCCTGCTAGATTCGTCTAGCGGGGCTTTTTTGCATCTCTTATAAATAACCTCTGAGTAAGTACATAGTAATAATGATTGCTAAACTACTACCAGAAGGAAACTTATAGTGAAAAAGCAAGAACTAGCGCAGTTAGTGCGCTCTTATGGGGATGCCGTTATTACTTATCGTAGCGAGCACTCCAAAAAGCTAAAGTACAATGTTTGTACCTTAGATTTTTCAACTCCCTATATTCAGAAAAAGAAGAATAGAGCAACTGAAACTGAGGATACCCTCCTTTTCTTCTGCTGGGATACTGATTCATACCGTTTACTGAGACCTTCGAACGTGTCTAGTGTGGTTCCTCTTGCCTCCATTTTAAAGAATGAAGGCAGAACATAATGGACTTACACCAGGCTCCTGAAGCGTACTCTCGTGTTATACATTATGATGAAGTTAAAGAAATACAGATAAGACTTACCATCAACACTTTCCGGGGCATAGAATATATGCACCTACGAAAGTATTATATGGACTTTGACGAAGAGTGGAAGCCTACCCCTGAAGGAGTAGCTATGCCCTTAGATCTTTCTAACTCAAGAGAGATGTTTGCAGGTCTAATAGAGATATTATCTCTAGCGGAATCTAAGAGCTTGATAGAAGAACATTTCTCAGACCTTATCCAGGATCTGTATAAATAGTTCTTGACAATCTTGGTTAAAGTACGTATAATATCTTTTCTTATTTAGGAAAACAATATGCGAGCATTTTTAGACAGAGCAAGTAAGTTATATTACGAAGGTACTCCACTTCTTTCAGATGCGGAGTTCGACCTTCTAGCAGAAAAGCATAACTACAATACAGTTGGGTATGAGGTTACTGATGCAGTGCCACATACATATCAAATGTATTCGTTGCAGAAGTTTTTTGATATTACCAAAGCTCCAGCACTAGACGGCTACGTGAGAACTCCTAAATTAGATGGAGCAGCAGTATCTATTCTATACATAGGTGGCGAATTACAACTGGGTTTAACCAGAGGTGACGGCATCCATGGTAGAGACATCACAGATAAGATGCAACATCTAGTACCTAATACAATTAAGTACTTGGGTGTTGTTCAAATCACTGGTGAGGTAATTGCTCCAAGCAGTGTTCCTAACTCTCGTAACTTCGCTTCGGGGTCACTAAACTTAAAGTCTATGGAAGAGTTTCGTTCTCGACCCTTAACTTTTGTAGCTTATGATGTTCAAGGCGAAAACAATAGTACCTGGAGAGAGGCAATGGGTGCTCTAAACACTCAAGGCTTCAATACAGTTAATAAGTTTGATGCTAGTGCCTACCCTACAGATGGCATTGTCTATCGTGTAGATTCGTACAAAACTTTTAAGAGCCTAGGTTACACTGCTAAACACCCACGAGGCGCTTTTGCTTTGAAAGAGCAAATAGCTGGAGTGGAGACCACGCTGTTGGAGGTAGTATGGCAGTTGGGTAAAAGCGGTGTTGTCAGTCCCGTAGCTATATTAGAGCCTTGTATTATAGGTGAAGCTACAGTATCGAGAGCTACTCTACATAATATTGAGTATATCCGCGATCTTAATTTGGAGTTAGGTTGTAAAGTAGAGGTTATACGTTCTGGTGAAATCATACCTCGCGTCGTGAGGCGGTTAGATTGATTGCTACCTTGAAAAAAATAGTTCTTGACAATAACCTTAAAACTCCGTATAATACGTATTCAATTTCAGAGGAATCACGATGAGCATAATCGAAGCCCCAACTACTTGTCCATCTTGTAGCTCAGTCTTAGAAAATGTAAATCATCTTCTATATTGTAGAAACACCTATTGTGGTGAGAAAGTTGCAAAACTTATCGAACACTTTGCAAAGACTCTCAAGATCAAAGGCCTCGGCCCTAAGTCAATAGCTAAGCTAGACATACGCTCTCTAGAAGAGATTTATGAACTAGACGCACTCGACATAGAAGAAGCCTTGGATTCTGAGAAACTAGCAACAAAGTTAGTAGATGAGTTGCAACGCTCCACGGGTGCTCCTCTAAACGTATTATTACCAGCGTTTAGCATTCCTCTTATCGGGAAGACAGCAGCGGATAAACTATCAAAAGTTTGCATTGATATAGATGAAATAGACTACGATATATGCCGCGAAGCAGGTCTTGGTGAGAAATCTACAGCCAACCTTTTACATTGGCTAGAGATGGAATTTTATCGAGTGAGTATGCTCCCATTTAGCTTTAAATTTGTAAGAGCTGAGAACAAACCTGTTAATACGTCAGTCAACACTGTCTGTATCACAGGCAAGTTGATAAGCTACAAAACCAAAGCAGAGGCTCATGCAGCCTTGGAAGCAGCAGGACTTAATGTAAAATCTAGTTTCACTAAGGATGTAACCATCCTAGTAAACGAAAGCGGGATTGAATCCGCAAAAACTAAGAAGGCCAGAGATGCTGGCGTTCAAATTGTAACTAACCTTAAAATTCTTACCGGAGAATAATATAATGGCACTACCTAAGTGGACTGATGAGCGTACAGCTCAACTAACTGAATTTGTCGGTGGCGAAAGCCCCGTATCCCAAGCTACTGTTGCGGAAGCAGCTGTTCAGCTTGAAACCTCTACTCGTTCTATCTCTAGCAAATTGCGCAAGATGGGTCATGACGTAGAGCTGGCTTCTGCCGGAGCTACTCGTGCGTTTACCGATGCACAAGAAGCAACCCTTGCAGCTTTTGTCTCAGACAATAGCGGCGAGTATACTTATGCTGAAATCGCTGGTCATTTCGAAGATGGTCACTTTTCTGCTAAGTCAATCCAAGGCAAGATTTTGTCTATGGAACTGACTGGTCACGTTAAGCCAGCTCCTAAAGTTGAAGCAGTACGCACGTACTCTGAAGCTGAAGAAGTAACTTTTGTATCTATGGTACAAGATGGCGCTTTTGTAGAAGCAATTGCTACTGCACTTGATCGTTCAGTAAACTCTGTTCGTGGCAAGGCTCTGAGCCTTCTTCGTTCAGGCGACATCGACGCTATCCCACGTCAAGAGACTACCAAAGGCGCTTCTAAAGAAGATCCATTGGCCGGAATCACTGACATTGGTAGCCAGACTGTCGAAGCTATCGCAGAGCAAATTGGTAAGACCGCCCGTGGCGTTAAGACTATGCTCACTCGTCGTGGCCTTTCAGCCGCAGACTACGATGGCGCATCTAAGAAAGAAAAAGCCTCAGCTTAATCTTTATTAGTTTAAAGGGCAGGCTCTACGGGGTCTGCCCTATATTTTAGATTTGAAATCGGGAGACTTTCATTGAATATTGCTAGTGCGCTTATTAAGCAAGTGCTTACGCTACAGGACTTTCAGACCTGGAGTGTAGCGCATAAGCATTATTTCGCATCCGAGTATCATAGTCTGTATAAGATTATTGATAAGCATTGCGAAGCATTCCATAAAATGCCAACGATTGAGGATCTAAAGTTTGAGATTCGTGATTCAGCTACTCGTGAAAAACTGTACGCAGTAGAAGCTATTGAGGTCGATGCCGATCCTCATATGCTTCTTGAGTATCTGAAGAACGAATACACTCAAAAAGAAATTCTGGACTCGCTAGAAGATTATATTGAGAATTCTGTTGCATTTGAAAATGCTCAGGAGTCTGTTAATCATCTTCACCAAATCGTACTCGATGTCGAAGACAAGGTTGATTTGGAAGATCCGCAGGAAAGTATGCAACGTATTGAACTGTTCGAGCCAGAAGAAGATTTAGCCAGATATATACCCTTGGGACTCAATCAAGAGTACGACTACGAAATACAGTTCTCACCCAGAGACCTTGTTATGTTCGGTGGTAAACGAGGTGCTGGTAAATCTGTAATATGTGCTAATATTGCTAATGCAGTATATGCTTCAGGTAAATCGGCTATGTATTTCACTATTGAAATGGATAGCCGTTCTATCCTTCAACGATGTTGTTCCATTGCTACCGAAGTTCCTTTCTCTCGTCTACGTACTCAAAACCTGAGTCTTGCCGAGTGGGAAAAAGTAGCTACATGGTGGGCAAATCGTTATGTTGATGGACAAGACCGCTTGAAGGAATATAGAATACATCGTGACTTTAATAAGTTGCATACATCACTGAAGAACACCTGTGAGCTCCTCCCGACTCAACAGCTGGACATCGTGTATGATGCGTCTCTTACTCTCTCCAAAATTCGTGCCGAGCTAGACAAAAAAGTCAAAGCTCTGAATGTTGGTGTCATTATCGTAGACTATATTAATCAGGTAAAGCGGTCGAGTCTTCCATCTCGTGGTGGTCAATATGATTGGACAGAACAGATCGAAGTAAGTAAAGCATTGAAGTCAATGGCACAGGAGTATGACTGCACTGTCGTATCTCCATATCAAACAGACGCAACTGGTGAAGCACGATTCGCTAAAGGTATTCTTGATGCTGCAGATGCTGCATATACCTTAGAAACGTGGGATCACGAAGACGAATGTATTACATTCAATTGTGTAAAGATGCGCTCTGCTTCTATGAAATCGTTTACTTCTACAGTAGATTGGGATAGCCTAAAGATTGGCCCTGATACTGCTATGACTCCGCAAGAGAAAGACGATTCCTCGCACAAGACTGGCGAATCCATTGATGATATATAAAAATATTTCTTGACTTTTTATCTCTTCTTGCGTATAATATACGGATACTTTGAAGGGAGAAAGCAAATGGCACTTACATTCGGTAGTTTACGACACTCTTACTCAGGCAGGAAGCGAAAGCCTTTGCCTAAGTCTAAACGATACACCCCCAAGTTTGAACCTATGGAAGTCTCCGATACCTATCGTAGAGACACCAAACATTATAGCTCTGCCTTACATATGGGCGGATCTTGCGAAGCTGTAGACCGTAGTTACACTGCCGGTGCAGACTTCACCGTAGCCCCTGCATATAACAAGGGCGCGTACCAAGTAATCAGTAAAGAAAATATTAAGGATATTGGACGTTGACAGTAGAAGAACTATTAGTATCAAGACAAGTATACTTTGTACCGAAAGGTGCAGATGCTATTGTTACCTGTCTAAATCCTGAACACGCAGACAGCAGTCCTAGTATGCGCATTGACAAAATCACAGGTATATTTAACTGTTTCTCATGCGGATACAAAGGCAACATTTTTACACACTTTGGCGAAAAGGCAAACCAATTACAACTAAGACGAGAGCTACTCAAAAAACGTATTAGAGAAAAAAGGTCTGAGTCGGTTGGTTTGTCATTTCCTAAAGGTAGTGTACCATATGTAGGCAACTGGAGAGATATTAAACCAGAGACCTATAAAAGATTTGAAGCGTTCCAACACCACGACACTGACCATATTGGTCGCATTGTGTTTCCTGTACGAGATATATCAGGGCGTATTGTGTCCTTTAATGGCCGTCACACTACAGGCGGTACACCTAAGTACATGATCTCGCCTGCGGGTGCAAAGCTACCTCTATACCCTATAGTAGAGCCGATACAAGGTTCCATTATCTTAGTAGAAGGTATATATGATATGGTAAATTTACATGATAAAGGACTAACTAACGCAGTTTGTACCTTTGGAACAAAGAACATAAATGAAGATAAATTGCGAATGCTTTCGATACAAGGTGTAGAGGAGGTAATAATTTTCTTCGATGGAGATACCGCAGGGCAGGATGCCGCTAAAGAAGTAAAAGAGATGGTAGAGCGAGTAGGCTTGACATCACGAAATGTAGGGCTAAAGGACACAGACCCTGGTGCACTACCCTTAAAATCAGTACAAACATTAAAGAGAAAATTATATGCCTAAAGTTGCATTAGTAGAAACTAAACCAAGTAGAACAAATTTTAAGAAAGAGTTTGATGAGGAGTTCGAGTTTGATCAATATCAGCTCTGCTCTGACCCGAACCTGAAAAAAGTACTAAAACGAGACTGCGATATCGAGATTGATATTGACGCATATGACTGGATTATTCTCGTAGGTAGTGATGCACTTAAATACTTCACACCTCTCAACTCAGTCACCGAATATTCTGGTAAGAAAGTAGAGGAAAAATTCCTACCTGTCATTAACCCTGCCATGCTTGCATTTAAACCAGAAGCGCAGCGTACCTGGGATGACTCTAAGCAGAGCATTACCGAGTACATTACTGGAAACAAGCAAGACACAATTATCACAGAATACAATGCTTGGGGCATCCAAGATACGGAGGAGTGCAATGATTTCATACGCGCTGCTATCGCCGCTCCTCTTGATTACATTGCTCTTGACTCGGAAACAACAGGACTTTACCCACGTGATGGGCATATGCTTGGCCTCAGTTTGTCTTATGAAGCTGATCGCGGAGCATATATAGATACAGAGTGCTTTGACGAAACAACAGAAGCACTCTTACAAGAACTATTCGATAAAAAGATAGTAGTATTTCATAATGCTAAGTTTGATATGGCATTCTTTGAGTACCATTTCAACTTTAACTTCCCACGCTTTGAAGATACTATGCTTCTGCATTATCTTATTGACGAGAATCCAGGTACTCATGGATTGAAAGCCTTGTCTATGAAATATACTCCTTACGGTGATTATGAGAAAGGTATGTACGACTGGATGGCTCAGTACCGAAAGGAGCATGGTATTCTTAAAAGTGAGTTCAATTGGGGCGATATTCCTTTTGACATTATGAAACTCTATGCGGGTATGGATGCTGCTTGTACTTTCCTGCTCTACGAGAAATTTATAAAGATTAAGCAAAATAAACGTCTTAAAAAAGTATACGATAATATCCTTATTCCTGGTTGTCGTTTTTTAACAGACATTCAAGACAACGGCGTACCTTTTGATAAGACGCGTCTGTTGAAGGGCCAATCTCTTATGCAGGAGCAGATTGACGAAGCAGTAGCGGAGCTATACAAGCACCCTGCTATTAGTAAATTTGAGACAATTAATGGAAAAGACTTTAATCCTAATAGTACTGTTCAGCTTCGTAGCCTATTGTTTGATTTCATTGGTCTTACTCCTACTGGAAAAAAGACTGGTACAGGTGCAAACAGCACAGATGCAGAAGTTCTTGGAGAACTGGCAGGCCAATCAGAAGTACCCGCCCTCATTCTTGCTATTCGACAAAAGTCCAAAATTAAAAATACTTATCTGGACAAAATCTTTCCGCAGTTGGATAGAGATAGTAGACTACGTACAGGCTTCAATTTACATACTACAACTTCTGGGCGTCTTAGTTCTAGTGGTAAACTTAATATGCAGCAGCTTCCTCGGGATAACCCTATTGTAAAAGGCTGCATCAAAGCAGCACCAGGGCACAAAATTGTCGCAATGGATTTAACAACTGCAGAAGTATACGTTGCGGCAATCCTAGCAAAGGATACAGCACTGATGGATGTATTCCGTTCCGGCGGAAACTTTCACTCAGCAATTGCACATAAAGTATTTAAACTGCCCTGTGATGTTAGTGAAGTGGCAGAGCTATATAGTATGCAAAGACAGGCTGCTAAAGCAGTAACCTTTGGTATTATGTACGGTGCTGGTGCAAATAAGATTAGTGAACAAGTTACTAAGGATAGTGGTAAGCCTTTCTCTCGACAGGATGCACAAGAAGTAATTGAGGACTATTTTAAAGAGTTCCATAGACTGAAGTCGTGGATTGAAGAAAACCAAAAGTTCATTATGCAAAATGGATTTATTTACAGCTACTTCGGTAGAAAAAGGAGATTACCCAATGTCGCATCGACAGACAAAGGCATCCAGAGCCATAGCGTTAGGTCTGGTCTTAATTTTCTGGTGCAGTCTGTTGCTTCTGATATTAACTTATTAGGCGCTATTGACATGAACTCGTGGATTAAAGCAAATGGTAAGAAAGCACGTATCTTTGCACTTGTACACGATTCTATTCTAGCAGAAGTACCAGATGAAGAAGTAGATGAGTACATGGTTAAACTCGCACATTTTGTTCAGATGGACAGAGGTTTATCTATTCCCGGTACTCCAGTTGGTTGTGACTTTGAAATCGTCCACCAGGACTACTCAGGCGGCAAATTCGAGAAAATGTATGGTGATCACATATCATAATATCAGAAAAATTGTAGAGTATCCTGTATTCTTATTGCCTTCGGGACTTTGGGAAATACAGGATGGTTTACTTCTGATTGAAGATCAGGTACTAGACGATAAAAACCAAGAAGGAAAAACTTTAGGTGCTAGGCGTATGCAGACACCTCATAAAGACCTTTTCCCTTTAAAGAAAATGATTTCTTCGTACAATGGGATACTAAAGCAACGTACTAGACATTTTATAGATAATGCCGGTAAACCTTTTATGTACGAAAAACGACGCTTTGCGCAGTTAAAGTACTTGAAAATTAAGAAAGTGCAGCAGAAAGATACTGCCTCACTAATATGGATAAGGGGTCATAACAGTCCTTTTACCGTACCACGCCCTCCCGAGGATGGATATACTTGGGCTGGGGTTCTGCACTTGCATGGGCTGCCATGGGTGCTTTACGAGTATTCAGAAACGAAACTCAAAGATACCAGAAAAAAAGTATAAATTATGGCTAAAAAACGAAGAACGCTGGCCGGCGCTAGTCTCGAACTACTAGAGATTGAACCCTTAACCAGAAACCAACTTAGAGCTTTTGATTCTAATAAACACCTGATTTTGCATGGTTTAGCAGGAACAGGTAAGACGTTCATATCGAGTTACTTAGCATTTGACGATATGTCTAAGCAGAACTACGAACAGCTAGTAATTATTCGTAGTGCTGTGCCTACAAGAGATATTGGTTTTCTTCCTGGCACGGAGAAAGAGAAGTCCTCAGTATACGAAGAGCCCTATAGAGAAATTGCTATCGAACTGTTCGGCAGAGGGGATGCTTATGAGATACTAAAGCAGAAAAGTCTAGTACATTTTATGACAACTTCGTTTATTCGAGGTATTACGCTCAAAGATGCAGTAGTTCTTATTGACGAGTGTCAGAATATGTCATTCCACGAATTAGATTCAATTATAACCCGTATGGGACGTAATTGTAGAGTTATTTTCTGCGGAGACTTTCGACAGGCTGATCTAAAACAGAATGGACTGCAGGATTTTATGCAAGTCCTAAAGCGTATGGGTGATTTCGACTTTATTGAGTTTGAAGTAGAAGATATTGTACGAAGTGACTTTGTTAAAAACTATATTATAGCAAAAAATGAATTAAACCTATGAAAGCAGTTATAAGCCACAGAATTTACATGGATTGCACCGCTGAATTGCAGGATAAGATCGATAAAGAGCTTACCTATGCTATCCCTACGCACAATCCTTTAGATCCGCCTGAGATGATCAAGAATATGGGCATTATTCGTAATGGCCTCGTATCCTTACCTATAGGGCGCACGGATTTGATCCCTGAGCACTATGAAATTGTTGATCGGCGGATTAATAAGCCTGTGGACTTTCCTGAGTTTAAGTTTGAGCTACGAAAGAGTCAGCAAGACGTATATGACGCAATCGAAGACAACGCTATAATCAACGCATGGGTCAGTTGGGGAAAGACTTTTACAGGTCTTGCAATCGCAGGTAAATTAGGTCAAAAAACACTTGTTGTTACCCATACTGTCGCTTTGCGTAATCAGTGGGCTAAGGAAGTAGAAAAAGTATTTGGAATCACAGCTGGAATCATTGGAAGTGGAAGATTTGAACTTGATGCTCCTATCGTTATTGGGAATACACAGAGTTTGTACCGAAACATAGACAAGATTCGTAAAGAGTTTGGCACTATCATATTAGATGAAATGCACCATGTTAGTAGTCCGACCTTTAGTAAAATTCTCGATACAAACTATTGCCGATATAAGATCGGACTATCAGGAACTATAGAAAGAAAGGACGGAAAACACGTTGTATTCAGAGATTACTTTGGTAACACTCTCTTCAAGCCGCCCAAAGAAAACTATATGACCCCCGAGATACATCTAGTGCATTCTGAAATAAGGTTTATGGATGGTGCTAGAATACCTTGGGCAAACAGAGTATCAGCTCTATCTAATGATGAAGAATACAGACATACAATAGCAATGCTTGCTGCGGCCTACGCCGCAAAGGGGCATAAAGTTCTAGTAGTAAGTGACAGAGTGAGTTTTCTTAAAGCCTGTGCAGAACTTACTGGAGATAAAGCAGTATGTGTAACAGGCGATGTTTCTCATGAAGATAGAGAGACACTCGTAGATGAAATACTCTACGGGGATGCAAATGTTCTCTACGGAACGCAGGCAATTTTCTCAGAAGGTATATCAGTTGACACACTAAGCTGCTTAATACTTGCTACGCCTGTGAATAATGAACCACTACTCACGCAACTTGTGGGACGAGTGATTCGCAAAAAGGAAGGTAAAATAGATCCTGTTATAATAGACATACACTTGAGAGGTAATACGGCTCGAAAACAAGCCTCCAATCGTGTTGGGTTCTATATGAAACAAGGTTGGAACATGAAATACCTTTAAAAAAATAATTCTTGACAACTTGGTTAAAAGATAGTATAATTATGCTCTTATTTGATTGGAAAAAGGTTTTTGATACGGCAAACGGGAATATTGCGACTTGCACCACGATAATGGAAATGCTAATAAAGCAACAAGTACCTCGCAACAAGTTTGACCCTATTTATAAATACTCCGGTAAAGACTTTACGGGAGATAGTTTTCTTTTACATGGAGAATTTCTTTTACACCACGCATATAAGTATACACAAAAAGAACTGGCTATTTACTATGCCTTAGCTTCTTTACGAAGTACGGCAGACTATATAGCTACACAAAAAACTACGTTAGACGCACTGCATTGTCCTGTGCCTCTTGACGAAATCAAAGACAACAGGCTACTCATAGTACTACAAGACGAAATAACGTTAATCTATGAAGAAGTCACACTGGAGACTATACACTAATGGCATTATCATTTAACAAGCAGACGGGCGGAGCCCAAAAATCCTCAATCTCAACTTTTCAGTACAAAGACGGTGACAACAAAATGCGCGTAGTTGGCGACATTCTTGCACGTTATGTATACTGGATTAACGGTGAGAACGACAAAAACATTCCTATGGAGTGTCTATCTTTTGATAGAAACTCTGAGCGATTCAATAACAAAGAACAAGACTGGGTACGAGAGTACTATCCTGATCTGAAATGCGGCTGGAGCTACGCTTGTCAAGTAATTGACCCAAGCGACGGCAAAGTCAAAGTAGCAAACCTTAAAAAGAAGTTGTGGGAGCAAATCATCACTGCAGCAGAAGACTTAGGTGACCCTACTGATGTTAACACTGGTTGGGATATTTCTTTCAAGCGTGTTAAGACTGGCCCACTACCTTACAACGTAGAGTACCAACTCCAAGCATTGAAGTGCAAGCCTCGTGCTCTTACCGAAGACGAACTTGCTTCTATTGCTGATCTGAAGTCTATGGATGACGTTATGCCTCGTCCAACTGCTGACGCTCAGAAAGAGCTGTTAGATCGTGTTCGTAACCATGGTAACGAGACTGATGACGAAGCACTTGATGCTGAGTTCAACGTAGGATGATATTATTTACGGCTGATTGGCACATCAAACTGGGACAGAAAAATGTCCCAGTTAAGTGGGCTACAAACCGTTATCAAATGTTCTTTGACCAAGTGTATGCACTAGAAAAAGAATGTAATATGCACATAATCGGAGGCGATCTCTTTGATCGTCTTCCGAATATGGAAGAGTTGGAACTTTACTTCAGATTTATTCGTGGAGTAACGATTCCAACAATTATCTATGATGGAAACCATGAAGCTACTAAGAAGAACAAAACATTCTTTACTCAGCTAAAGCAAGTTTCCAGAGATATTAACCCTCTTATCAATGTAGTAGATATATCCTACATTGACGCAGATTTAGGCTATGGCATACTGCCTTATGCAGATCTACACAAGAAGGGTAGCATTGATCACTTTGATACGACGCAGCCTTTATTTACTCACGTTCGAGGAGAGATACCACCGCACGTAAAACCGGAAGTTGACTTAGACTTGTTTGAAGACTTCCCTGTTGTGTTTGCAGGAGACTTGCACTCTCACAGTAACACACAAAAAAATATAGTATATCCAGGCAGTCCTATGACCACATCCTTTCATAGAAGCAAGGTAAAAACTGGATATTTGCTAATTAACGAAAGAGACTGGAGCTGGATGTGGGAAGAATTTAATCTACCACAACTTATAAGAAAGACAGTAACAGACGAAGCCGATATGTTACCTACTGATTTTGATCACACGATATACGAAGTAGAAGGCGACATACAAGATTTAGCAAACGTAAAGAACTCAGAGCTGCTAGATAAGAAAGTAGTAGTACGAAAGTCAGAAGCCTCCTTGATAATGGATAAAGATATGTCCGTACAAGACGAGCTAGCAGAGTACTTAACCTACATACTTGAAATTAATACTGATAAAATACCAGACATCATAGGAACATACAATGATTACACTACAAACGTTGAAATGGGATAACTGCTTTAGTTATGGTTCTGGTAATGAATTACAATTAGATGATAATACTGTTACACAAATCCTTGGCACTAACGGTATGGGGAAGTCCTCCATACCGTTAATTATTGAGGAAGCTCTGTATAACAAGAACTCTAAAGGTATTAAGAAAGCAGACATTCCTAATCGTTATATCAATGACGGATACAATATTTATCTTTCTTTTACTAAAGATGAGGATAAGTATGCAATTACAATCAATAGAAAAACAAACATTAAAGTAAAACTGGAAAAGAATGGTACTGATATATCTAGCCATACGGCTACTAATACCTATAAAACTTTACAGGAAGTTCTTGGAGTAGACTTTAAAACCTTCTCGCAGTTAGTATATCAAAATACTAATGCGAGCTTACAGTTCTTGACTGCTACCGATGCAAATCGTAAGAAGTTTCTTATTGATCTATTGCACTTGGAGAAGTACGTTGAGTTGTTTGAAATATTTAAAAGCGCCTCTAGGGAAGTAACATCAGTATCTTCTACGATAGCAGGGAAACTTGCAACAGTTGAAAAGTGGTTAGAAGATAATAAATTGAGTAATACCAATATACTACCCATGTTGGATTTACAAATTGATACATCGGAAGATCAGAAGTCTTTAAGCTCTTTGACGATAGAAATTGAAAATATTTCCGAAAAAAATAAAAAAATCTCTACCAATAATCAATACAAAAAGATGCTAGAGCAGATAGATATTGCATCTATCCAGGGTTCTACTATTACACAGTATGAATCCTATGACGAATTACAGTCAGAATTAGGCTCTTTGCAAGCAGTCGCTACGGGTGCTCAACGAACTTTGGATAAATTAGAACGAATTTCTGATGAGTGTCCTACTTGTAAACAATCTATTGATGTTTCGGAAGAGAAAGCAATGATTGAAGTAGAGCGCGCTAAGAAAGATACTGCTCACGCTAAAGCTATGGCGATTGGCCCAAAGATTAAGCAAATTAAAGCAAACAATCTTGAATTTGAGCGTAATAATAAAGCTCGTAAGGATTGGGAAGATTTACTGCGGGCGTACTCACAGGAACTTCCTTCTACTATACTTGATCAGGCACAGTTGGAAAGCGAACTATTTGCGGTACAGGACAGACTACGAGCAGCAAAGAAACAACTGAAAGAAAATGCGGAAGAGAATGAAAGACGTACACGATTAAATACTCGTATACAAGTAATTCAAGAACAGACAGACGAGTTTATTGCTCAATTTGAGGAATACAGCTCCAAATTGGAAGAAAATAGTAAGCTAGAGTCTAATCTTACTGTGTTAAAGAAGTCCTTTAGTACGAACGGATTATTAGCATATAAGATTGAAAACTTAGTCGGTGAACTAGAAGAAATGGCAAATGAGTACTTAGCAGAACTCTCAGATGGCCGCTTCACTCTGGAGTTTGTTGTTTCAAATGATAAACTTAACGTAGAGATTACTGATAACGGTAACGTAGTAGACATTCTAGCTCTTTCTTCTGGTGAGCTTGCAAGAGTAAACACAGCTACTTTGATAGCAATTAGAAAGCTAATGAGTAGTATTTCAAAGTCTAAAATCAATATACTGTTTTTAGATGAAGTTACTAACGTACTCGATGATCAAGGCAGAGAGAAGCTAGTAGAGGTTTTACTGAGGGAAGACTTAAATACTTATATAGTATCACATGGCTGGTCACATCCTCTCCTAGAAAAAATCGAGGTAGTTAAGGATGGCAACATCAGCGTATTGGAGTAGTAATGAGTGCAGGTCGCAGAAGAATGTGGTGGAGACATATCAGAGTAGAAAAAGAAATAAAAGCAGAATCCGTAGAGGAAGCAGAGGAAGAAGATGGTAGACTCAAGAGCGAAGGGAGCAAGGGGCGAGTACCTAGTAAGGGACATGTTGAGAGAAGCTACAGGCCTGAAGTTTGAGAGAGTACCTGCCTCGGGCGCTCTTGAATACCTGAAAGGGGACTTATATGTCCCTAATCAAAGAAATCATTACTGTATAGAGGTAAAGAACTACAAAGACTCTGCCCTCACTGATAAAATATTTACACAACCAAAGACAAATAATCTTATCAGATGGTGGAAAAAAGTTGTAGTACAAGCAGCAGGTGGCGATCAAAAGCCAATGCTATTTTTTAAATATGACCGATCAAAGGTATTTGTAGTAACAGAGAATAAACCAGAAAATACAGAAGAATATCTGTATATTAGATTTTTGAATTGTTACGTATTACTAATGGATACTTGGTTGGCATCTGAAAAGACGGAGTGGATAGGTGGCTTTTAATTTTAATGAAGCAATTGGTGGTAAAGATACTACTGTTTTGATTGTGGATGCACTAAACTTAGCTTTTCGATGGAAGCATCAGGGCAGATCTGATTTTCGTGAGCAGTACGTAGAAACAGTTAAGTCTCTAGCAAATTCTTACAAATGTGGTAGGATTATTATCACCGCAGACTGGGGCTCTTCAAGCTACCGCAAAGATTTATTGCCAGAGTACAAACAGAATCGAAAAGATAAGTACGCTACACAAACAGAAGCAGAGAAGCAAGCATTTATAGATTTCTTTGATGAGTATGAAGAAACTTTAGAACTACTAGCAGAAAGCTATACAGTACTTCGATACAAAGGTGTAGAGGCAGATGATCTTGCTGCCCACCTTGTAAAGCAAAAAGAAGAGTATGGTTTAGAAGACATTTGGCTACTGTCAAGTGACCGAGATTGGGACTTATTGATTCAAGACGGTGTAAGTAGATTTTCTTACGTTACTCGAAAAGAAGTTACTATAAATAACTGGAGCGAACACTACGGTGTTACACCTGAAGAGTATATCTCCTTCAAGTGTCTCACAGGAGATAAAGGTGACAATGTTCCAGGTATTAACGGTATTGGCCCGAAGAGAGCAGAGCAGCTCATAAAAGAATACGGCGATGCAATGACTATATATGACAACATACCATTAGACGGTAAGTATAAGTACATACAAGAGCTAAACGCAAATGCTGAAGTATTACTAAAAAATTATGAGTTAATGGACTTAATTACATATTGCGATGACGCAATAGGCGCGGATAATATATTCGAAATACAAAGGAAAATGATTTAATGGATCAGTATCAAAGTTTTATACACAAAAGTAGATATGCACGTTGGCTAGAAGATGAAGGTCGTAGAGAGACTTGGGAAGAGACTTGCCACAGGTATGTAAACTTTTTTAAAGAAAGAGAGCAACTAGACGACGAGAGCGGTGAAGAGATTTATAATGCTATTCATGCTCTGGAAGTTATGCCCTCTATGAGATGTATGATGACAGCAGGCGAAGCCCTCAAGCGTGACAACGTAGCAGGTTTTAACTGTAGTTATTTACATATTGACCATCCACGAGCTTTTGATGAGCTTATGTATGTGTTGATGTGTGGAACAGGAGTAGGTTTTAGTGTAGAACGTAATTTTATTAACAAACTACCAGAAGTAGCCGAAACTTTCCACAAAACAAGCTCTACTATTGTAGTAAGTGATAGTAAGCTAGGATGGGCGAGTGCTTTCCGTGAGTTGATTGCTATGCTTTATGCAGGTAAATTACCTGAGTGGGACATGAGCCGAGTACGTCCTGCAGGTGCTAGACTTAAAACTTTTGGTGGTCGTGCTTCCGGCCCTGAGCCTTTGCGAGATCTCTTTCAATTTTGTGCAAGTATCTTTCAGAAGGCTGCAGGTCGTAAACTAACGAGTATTGAGTGCCATGATGTGTGCTGTAAGATTGCAGATATTGTAGTAGTAGGCGGTGTACGTCGTTCTGCTCTTATCAGTCTGTCAAATCTTTCTGATCAACGAATGTCTAAAGCTAAATCAGGACAGTGGTGGGTTGATCAAGGACAGCGTCGTCTAGCTAACAATTCAGTAGCATATACTGAGAAGCCAGACTTTGAAGCATACCTTAATGAAATGAAAAACTTGTACGAGTCTAAAGCGGGAGAGCGTGGCTTGTTTAGTCGTGTAGCCGCGCAAAAGGTTGCAGCTCGTAATGGTCGTAGAGACGCTACACATGATTTTGGCACTAACCCTTGCTCTGAGATTATTCTTCGTAGTAATGAGTTTTGTAATCTATCAGAGGTAGTAGTAAGAGCAGACGATACACTCGAAACACTGAAAGAAAAAGTTCGTAAAGCTACCATTATTGGTACTTTGCAATCTAGTCTGACAGATTTTAGGTATCTACGGGTGCGCTGGAAGCGTAACACTGAAGAAGAAGCATTGCTTGGCGTAAGTTTAACAGGTATTATGGATCACGCAATTTTAGGAGATGCTAACAACCCTGAACTCGCGGCATGGCTAGAGGAGATGAGAGATGTTAGTATTGCAACAAATAAAGAGTGGGCTGAAAGAATTGGTGTTAACCAGTCTGTGGCTATTACATGCGTTAAGCCTAGTGGTACCGTTTCTCAGCTTGTTGATAGTGCTTCCGGTATTCATCCTCGTTTCAGCAAGCATTACATTAGGCGTGTCCGTTCAGACAAAAAGGACCCACTTGCACTCTATATGGAACAAGCAGGATTCCCAGTAGAGAACGATGTTATGTCGCCCTCTTCTGTAGTCTTCAGCTTCCCGGTTAAAGCGCCAGAGTCTAGTACATGTGTGAAAGAAGTAGGAGCTATGGAGCAGTTGGCTCTTTGGAAAGCGTATCAGAATCACTGGTGTGAGCATAAACCAAGTGTAACTGTATACTATACAGATAGTGAGTACTTGCAAGTAGCTCAGTGGATTTGGGATAATTTTGATCTATGTTCTGGAATTAGCTTACTTCCAACAAGCGATCATGTTTATCAACAAGCTCCATATGAAGATATTACTGAAGAGAAGTACAAAGAATTGTTGGCAGCAATGCCTCAAAACGTGAATTGGGAAGATTTAGCTCAATTTGAAAAAGAAGATAACACAACCGGATCACAAGAGCTTGCCTGTGTTGGCGGCGGCTGTGACATACTATAATAAAGGATATTATAATGACTGAAGTAACTGAAAACGAAGTACAAACCATCTCTTTGAACGATAAAGAGTATAAAGTAAGCGATCTTTCTGAGAAAGCAAAGTACTTAGTATCACAAGTACAAGATATGCAAGCTCAAGCAAACCAAACTCGTGCTCGTCTCGATCAGATTCAAGTAGGTATTACAGGTTTTACAGCCCTATTACAGGAGGAGTTGGAAGATCCAGCTCCTGTTGAAGGCGAAGTAGTTTAAAGCTAAGTAGTAAAATAAAAAAGGGACTGTAAAGTCCCTTTTTTATTGCCTTGAAAAATCTTACCAAGGAAGTCCCGTTGCTGTTGCAGGGATCTTTGACTCTGTAATTTGAGCTGTAATATGGCTTTCAACCTCTACTACTCCTTGTTCTCCTAAGGATGCTTTTACCCAGGCAACTACATCAGCCTCAGTTAGAGCATCGAACTCTGTAAAACCCTCAGCCGAAGAATCAGGAGTAAAACTGGTGGAACTATAATTAGCACCCCTATGTGTTACGGCCTCTTCCCCTTCTCCAACAACTTCTTCGTCACTTACTCTCCAATGTACAACTACTACACCTTGATTTGTGGTTTCTCTTTCTAACTCTGTAATGTTCCATGTTGCTGCCATTTTTATTTCTCCTTTAAGATATTACGCCAGCGGCGATCTTGTGTGAAACACCTAAACCAACTTCACTGATACGCTCAGCGGTAGCTTCGGCATCATATACTCCATCTACATCATAGCATACATTCACAGACCTCTCATGAGTGCAACTGCTATCTGAACAAGTAAATCTAACTTTAATGTCTCGACAAGCAGACTCTGATGTAATTGTTTCACCCTCGTTGTCGGGGTCTGGCATCTCGGTGCTGCGAGTGCCGGTGTATTCTTCAAGTAATTCATATGTTATTGACATTTTTATTTCTCCTAAGTTTCTATGCGTTTTCTAACGCGTTAATTCGAGCTTCTAGCTCTTGGATTGTTTTTATTAATAAAGGGATTAGCTTGGCTTGGTCTAAAGCCTGCAAGCTATCAACTGTAGTGGTAACACCTTCTTCGTCTGTAACTTCTTCTGTTGCATCTTTTATTCCGACTACTGCATCTGGCACAATTGCATCAACTTCATGTGCTAAGAAACCGTCTGTGCGTATCTCGCTGCCTTTCCATTTAAAGTTAACAGGGTTTAGCTGGAGAAGTCTTTCTGTTGCTCCCTCCATTTCCTGCACATCTTCTTTAACTCGATAATCCGAAGTGGTTGCGTAAGTTGTTGAAAAGTTATTTGATGTAATTCTTCCGTGAACTGTTTGCCCAGAGTTGCAAAAGTTAATATGGTACTGCGTAACACCGTTACCACTACCTTGCGCTATTGACTGTATGTTAGGTGTAGCTGCGGTTTGAGTAGTACCACCTTGAACTACTATTTTCTTATTAAACCAAGCGTTGAGAAGGGTGAAAAACGCCATTTGCGTAGAACCAGAGTACAAGAATATCCCGCTTGTACAGTTAAGAGACATATTTGTAGAACTGTAAGGCCCTGCATCTAAAAAGGTAGTGGTGGTGTTTCCGATGTAAACACGACCGCCAGCAGTTAAGTTACCACTATAATCTAACTTCATTAGATCAGTCGTTCCAGTTTGCCAATACAGATTAGAGCCTGAGTTGCCTGAGCCAGACACGAAGTTTTTAATCACGCCAGAAGTACTGTTATAGTACTCTACTCCCTTAGATTGAACTTGTATACCTGCGCAAGTTGACCTACCTTCAGACACGTCGAACACAAACCTATTAACGTTAGAGGCAGCTCCATCACGAATAACAAAATCATAGCCGCCATTCATGTCTATCTCAAACTGGGTTCCACTGAATCTCATTTCCATGTCATCGCTGCTGCCCATACGAATATAGTCGTTATCAGCTAAATCGATGCCTGTCCTGACGTTTAGTAAGCCACTAATAGTCACAGCAGAATTATTAACTTCTAGCCTTTCCGCTCCGCCAGTAACTACGCGCCACTGATCAGCAGCATGGAAACCCATGTAAGTGTTGGTGTCTCCACTATGAGCAAGATTACCTGCCATGTAGATTGTGCCAGCACTAAAAGTAATAGCTCCAGAGGCAGTATCGTCCGCATCAGAACGTAAAAACGAAGAACCATGTTGCCCGTCGAGAAGATCAGCATCTAAGCCAGAATCTGGACCGTCATTGCCAGATGTCCAAAGTGTTTGCCATCCTGCCCACGCGCTTTCGCTAGTCGCGTATCGAAACTTTAATCCGCCACTTCCAGTCCAAGCAAGCTGCTGTTGACGATGGTCGTTGTTATAAACTGACCACGGAGCAACGGTCTGAAGGACATTCCAAGCATCTCCACCAGCTAAAGTATCGGCGGTATTCTGAAAATCGAAAGAGACATTATTATCAGGGTAGTAGCTCGGCGCTCTTTGCGCTCCACGAGTATCTGGTATGTATACTTGTGAATGGGTGTGGCTATCATTAGCTACAGCAGTAGTAAGTGTAACGTCAGCTGAACCGTCCCACGATACACTACCAGTAACGTCTCCATTCAGAGTAAGGGTACGAGCTGTAGTCCATTTGTCAGCATTAGGGTGATAGTTATCAGCAAACATCCTCTGCTCGAAAAGATACCCTGTGTTATTAGAGCTGTCCAAGTACATTGGATGCGGGCTTTCCCAGCCTGTTCCAATTAAATTAGTATCGTTTGTTCTATTTGATAAAATGTAAAATTTATTTGAGTTTATATGTATATAAAAGTCGTCTGCGTTTACGTCATCGTCAAGGAAGCTCATGGTAGGGCTAGTTCCTTTCATAACGAATGAAGGTGTTGTGTTACCACCATTATCTATAGACACTGCACCTGTGAACGTCTTAGTCCCAGACATTGACTGATCGCCTGTAGTTCGAATTACAGTAGAGTCAACAGCGATATCATTAGCATTCGCTGTGATGCCTGAGCCGCCTATGACATTTAAGGTAGGAGTTCCTGAAGTACCACCTCCGGTTAAACCTGTACCAGCAGTTACGCCGGTGATGTCACCTACGTTGGAGGTGTAACCCGCAGAAGCATGATTACCCCAGCCGTAGGCTGTGTTCCAGTTAGTAGAGTTGCCTCCCGAAGCAGTTATTGTTGCTGGTGATGTAATGTTGCCAGCGTTATCAATAATATTAAGTGCAGTCGAAGCTTCTAAGTTCTGCCACGCGCTATCTTGATTGTAGCTAGTGGTGTTATGTGTTTTTAACCAAAGGCTTGAGATTGTTTTCTTACTACGGTAGAACCTAAAACCGCAAAAATGAGAAGAGTTTGCAGCTGCGTTATAGTTTGCAAGTATAAGCAATCTGACATATTGAGCATCAGGCGTACTAGATTGTGCTCGGATGGCACCACCGTGCATCACACCTTTAATATGTCTCCATCCCGGAGGGTTTGGCGTATCGCTATCGTGAGCGTCACCATCGGCACCCCAATACCGCTGAGTGTTTCCATAACTTGTTTTAGCGCCATTATAGAACTCACCGCCAGCATAGAAGTTGCCTGACGTATCAGACCCAGAAACATGCTTAATCCAGCACTCGAACATGATTTCTGATTCATCATCAATCGGGATGTGTTCACCCCACGTTGCGTTAAAACTACCTGTTATTTTAAAAACACCAGAAGCAGGAGCAGTAGCATCATCTACCTTTGTAATGGCTGTACTAGTAGTATAAAACTTGGCTCTAACACTTGTAGTATCATCTGAATCAGTGATTGCAAAAAGTGTCTCATCATCAACTGCATTGTTTCTAGTATTTAGAACGCCATCTTTTACTTGAGTACTTGATGATGTTGTTAATACAGTAGAATCAACTGCGATATCATTGGCATTTGCTGTGATGCCAGTTCCACCTATAACATTGAGAGTTACAGAACCCGAAGCACCCCCACCAGTTAAACCTGTACCAGCAGTTACTGCAGTGATATCTCCTACGTTGGCAGTTGCTCCGGCAGCAATACCGTCAAGCTTGGTACCATCAGTCGCTACGTTTCTCCCATCTACAGTACCCCCCAGTGTGATATTGCCATTAACATTTAGCGTTGATGTAGATCCTGTAAATTGCATACCTGCATGAGAGTAATAGCTGTTAGCTCCAATCCTAAAACTTAAATTGTATGTTCCATTGAATGTCGTTCCTGTTTCTACCATCGTGCCAGTGTTATTAGTGTAGCCATTAGGATTACTCGCAGCGTAGTACCCAGCACTCGCATGATCACCCCAGCCGTAAGCAGTGTTCCAGTTTCCTGAGTTACCACCAGTGGCAGCGATTGTTCCACCTACAGATAAAGCACCGGGAGATGCTGTAACTCTAAGATCATAGTCAACATTGCCGCCAGTGTTACTTGTATGGAAGTCTAGGTACTTGCCGACCTCCATTACTCCATCGCCCCCAACTTTAACAAAGCCACTATTCCACCAGCTACCATTTACAGGAGTAAGTACGGACGTTAAGTAGCCAGCAGAAGCATGGTTACCCCAGCCGTAAGCTGTATCGTAATTAGACTTGTTAGTGGTGGTTAAGTTGCCAGAATGCCAATACTTATGAGTAGTGCCGCCTACATTCTTAATGAAAAGTTCATCGTCCTTAAACTGATGGTAGCTAAGAGAACTTTCTCCTGTTTTAGTAGAGTAAATTCTAGCTTCAGTACCTCGTTGGGTGCTAGTAATAGCCTCCGTAGCAATAAAAGAAACCTTGCCGCCGCCGGTGTATGAAGTTCCAGTGTAAGGGTTAAAGTCTATCTGCCCAATTAAATCTCCATCAAGTGTCTGTGTTTTAGCTGCATGAGTACCTTCAGAAGAGTTAAAACTTAATCTAGGGTAGTTTGCGATAGTGCCAGATAAGCCAAAAATTTCATTATTCTGGAACATCGAAATTTTACCCGTCATCGTACCGCCAGACAGGTTCAGCTTGGAGTTAGTATCGGTAAGGCTGAAGGTAGTGCCGGTAAGAGTAATACCAGTACCAGCAGAGTAAGTAGTGTTAGTGGTAACGTAGCCAGCAGAAGCATGGTTACCCCAGCCGTAAGCTGTGTTCCATTGATCGGAATTACCGCCCAAAGCGTTAAGCCTGCCTGTTGCTGTAAGAACCCCTTGGTGTGAGAATTTAAATGCTGGAGTAGTATCCAAAGTACCACCCTGACCAAACTCAATACTTGCTCCTTGAACATTTATTTGGTTTACAGAGTCGCCTACTTTTCCTCGCATCCAAACCATTGCAGTTCTGGTTCCGTTTGAAGCACTGCTGCCTGAAATAGTACTTGTACCATCTAGCTCAACATGACCTACTTGGGAATAGGTGTAAGCTGTGTTCCACTGCGAAATCTTAGTGTTATCTTGCGTCCACTTTGTACCAATGCTAGTTGATACCGTGGTAGCAAAATTAGGATCATCACCCAATGCAGCGGCTAACTCGTTAAGCGTATCCATTGTGGCGGGTGAAGAGTCAACAAGCGCTGTGATCTGGTTGCCGACGTAGGACTCTGTGGCATAACCAGATATACTGCCTGCAATTGTCACGTTATTAAACGTAACATTGTCAGAAGTACGAACGTTCTGGTTCATAGCATAGAGTTCATTAGCTCCTTGACCTGTGTTTACTGTATCAACGACTAAAACTTTATTTCTTTGTGATCCTGTGACTGTTGCCATTAAAATTTTCTCCCTCTAATTTTTCTTCTTACAATTTTTGTGGGTATGTTAGTGTCTAACATACTTGTGTATAGTTTTCCATAAGATACCGCGTCCTTGCTGTATGACAGCTTATAAGGCGCTTTGTTTGGGTGTCCTGTGGCAACGTATTTAATTTTTAACTGTGTTCCTGTTCCGGAAAACATATGGGTTTGTCCAGGTGTTATCGACTCCCATGTAGATCCATTATTATTACTTGCAAAGTAGTTTAAAGAACAAGAACCGGGAGTGTAGTGATCCACTACCTCTAAATAGCAGAAAGTGATGTCTTCACTATTTTCAGATGTAAAGGTTCCAAATTCGCACTGCCAGTTTCCAACAAGGCCTGGCCCGATGTTATCATTCCAGATCTTAAAACTGTGCCCGTCATGCCCATAACCAGTTTGGACCCACCACTTAGTTCCGTTTGCAGAGGACATTCTAAACATCATACCGCCGTAGTCATTTCTATAGCTACGACCTCTTCCATTACTAGTAGTGTCTTCGATATATCCATCATGTCTTACCAAAGCTACTGCCCTTTCATTGTCCCAATCTATCCAGCCTCCCATTGTTGCTCTGCCTCTATCGGCATAGATGGGAGTAAAATCGGAGTATCCAGGAAACTTATCGCAGTACTCGTCTGTTATTCCTTGTCGAAGTGCACCCATTTTTAATTGAGCACCAATTTGAATTCCATAGTCTGTACTTTCAACAAAAACAGTTTTTATTATTGTAGGATCTCCCCCAGAAAAACAAGGAGTATAATCTACTTCGCAAAATCTACTGGAGCCTCCGATTCTTACTTTATTTGGATAATTTACAGGGTCTACTATGAAGAGTCCTGCTTCATAGCCGTCATCTCCAACACCTGCATCTCCCATATCACACCAAACAACTTTCGGACTTGCTGTAGATGCAGACGTTATTACAGTAAAGTTTGAGTTATAGAACATCTGGTAGTAAACTCTATCGTTTACTTCATCGTAAAATATGTGTCCGCGATAACCATTTCTATCTACTGCTCCTGAAGAGCCGTTGCTATCAGTGTATAAGTAGGAAGAAGAAGTTCCATCAATTAATTCTTCTGTATCGTTTGTCCAGTGGCGACGCGGATATTTTTTGTAATGAGTCGCACTATAGTCATTGACGTATAGCCAATCTCCCGCTGTTACGACTCCAGAACCATAAGCAATACCCGATCTATCAATATTAACTCCATTACTAAACATATACCGACTGGAAGGGCGCGTGTTGACTACATTGTTTGTAGAAGTTGCTGTATTCGTAATATCGCTATAGTCAATCATAGAATAGCCGTTCACATTGTGAGTACTTACATGTATTTGACTACTTCCTTTATGAATTGCGAGGGAGTTTATATGATTATAAGTAGAGGTAGTATCCTGAAACAAGGCGTTGCTATCGTGCCATAGTTTTGTCATTGAACCATCGTTATTCAATCTGCGAATCGCAACTCCATCACCCCAACCACCTGTTATAAGTAGATCGCCATCAACTCCATACTGACCAAACGCAATAACTCGATCACCGCCGTCGTAGTCGCCTGAGCCGCTATTAGTAGTAGTATTACTCAGACCTCTTTTAAATACAGGAACAAGGGCATGCTGGTTTAAGTAGTCTCCAAAAGCAGCTCCTGTAATACTCGTAACTTGATCTCTCGCAAGTCTTTGTGTTTTTATAGTACTCACGATAGATCTCCAATATACTTATTACAAAGACTTATTTCGGTTTTCAAAAGTTTAATCATAGTTTCATTCTCTTCGTCAAAGCCTTTCTCTGCTTCCAAAGCCTCTGTAAATTCTTGTAGTTTTTCTTGATAATACTCTAAAGTTTCCATCATACTGCCACCACTTCAACCCAGAACTGGTGATACTTATCAAGATCTGAAGCTCCTATACTATAAGTAAAGGCAGAATTGGCACCACTATAAACTAGTGTTGCTCCTGTTCGGCTAAGGTTTCCTTGAACGGCCTCTGCATCTTTGTAGATTTCTATATGGTCTATGAACCTTGAGTCTGGTTTATTATAACTAATATGATATACATTAATATCCGGAACTACAGAAAGAGACGCGACGTCTAGAGAGGTAGATACAGTATAAGCTCTTGTAGCAGTTGCGGCTGTAGAGTATACACCATTTTTTACTGCATACGCTCTGTATGCTATGGTGCCCCCATCATCAAAAGAAGAATCTACAATACTCATTGAGGATGCTATATCTACTTCGGGAATTCTTGCAACTAGAGAGTAGTCTGTACCACTTCCGCCATCACTCCAAACTTCATAATGATCTACACCTGAAGTAGAAGACTGTGAAAAAGTTACTTCAATTGTTTCTCCTACCACACTTGTAGCCGTTATAGAAGGCGCTGAAGGTGCTGAAGGTGCTGAGGCTGTTGTTGCTACGGTCCAGGTTTTATTTCCTGAACCATTTACAGATTGAGTTGCAGTACCAGTAACGTCTCCCGTTAAGGTGACTGTATGGTTTCTAGCAGTAGTCCATACGTCGGCGTTGGGATGATAAGTGTCATGGAATATTTGTTCCCAGGTTGTACCTGTATCTGTACTAGTATTAAGCTGTCTAAAATACAAGTTATCTTGATCAAAATCATGAGCAAGCTGAGACACTCTAGTACCATCATATGCCATCTGTAGCATAGAACCATACTCATTAGACTGGCCTGAAGCTGGCCTTCCTGTAGTAGTACCATTCCATCTTACAATATCGCTACTAGTTGCTATCGTTGTGATATTGCTGGTTAGACTAGGAGTTCCTCTCTTGATATATTGGTCATTAAGAGCCGTATTACCAAGAGTCGTGGCAATTGACCAAGTCTTGTTTCCTGAACCATTTACAGACTGAGTTGCAGTACCTGTGACTTCGCCAGTTAAAGTAACTGTATGACTTCTAGCAGTAGTCCATGTATCAGCGTTCGGGTGGTAGTTATCAGCGAAGACACGCTGCGTATCGTTCGCGTATATGCTGCCACGGAACTTCCAGTCATCACTGCTGTGGAAGTTTCTAGCAGTCCAAGAGTCTACGCCTCCGGTTCTTCTGAACAGAGTTACATAGTCTGCGCCTGACCCTGAGCTTGTAGGCGTTCCGTCACCGTTGTACTCGATACCGCCGCCATGCGTAGTGCTTTGACCTACATAAAGTTTGCCTGTACCTTGAGAACCCCCATAGAGATTAATAACACTTTCAGAGCTATCTCCAGTCACGATGTTTAAAGTACCGGACAGCGTACCGCCAGACAGGTTCAGCTTAGCGTTGGTATCAGTAAGGCTAAACTCAGTGCCGGTAAGAGTAATGCCAGTGCCAGCAGAGTAAGTCGTGTTGGTATCGGTGTAGCTTGTTAAATACCCCTCAGTCGAGTGATCACCCCAACCGTAAGCTGTGTCGTAATTAGACTTGTTAGTGGTAGTTAAGGTGCCTTCATGCCATACCTTTTTGTTGGACTGAGAATAAAACTCACCTGTAGTAATGACAGCAGGGGTTGTGTCAGGAGACCCGTTGGCTGGATCTTCCTCAAAAACAATCCCGATGCCTTCATTGTTAGGCAAGTTGGTGTCAATAGACTCTGCTCTAATACGCATACCTTGTTGGGTAGGCGACCCACTGCTGTCATTTAAATAGATAGCAGCATTTGACTTGCTAACTTTAAGATCACCAGTCATCGTACCGCCAGCTAACGGCAACTTAGTTGCAATGCTGTCAGTTACGGTGGTCGAGAAGTTTTCATCATCACCCAGCGCAGCAGCCAGTTCATTAAGCGTGTTTAGCGCAAGAGGAGAAGAGTCAACAAGGTTGCTAATCTGAGTGCCAACGTAGGACTGAGTGGCGTAGCTTTGTGAAGCGTGGTTACCCCAACCGTAAGCAGTGTTCCAGTTGGTAGAGTTGCCGCCGGTTGCGGTTACTGTGCCAGTACTCGTTGTGTTTCCTACATAATCAACCCGAAACCTTTCTGCCAAACTTGCGCCAGCAGCTCCCGAAATGGTATCCGCATTGTTGGTATAAACTACAAATGCACCAGAGCCTTCCTTTTCCTGCGTGTCCGCATTGTTATTCTGACCAACCTCGGCACCGATCCTTACTTGAGGCGTTTCGTTTGTATTGGTATCCGCAAAACTAAAATCAATAAAAGACTTCTGTTGTGCAAGGTCAGCACCAGTATCATGGTGAAGCGTTAATAACGTAGCATCTCCAGTGTTTATTACTGTGCTGGTAATAGCCCCACTAGATATAGTTCCAATATTCGTTAGGTTACGGCTTGAGTCTATTACTGTGGTGCCACTGATTTGTAATTTGGCGTTCCCTCCGGTTAGATTTAAAGCATCATCAACGATAGTTGAGCCATTAAGGTATGTAGTCCCGTTGTTATAGAAGTCGTAAGTCCCGTGAGGCGATGACGCCATTACAGCAAACTTGCCAGACGACGCACCCGTAGCTACGGTAAGGTTGCGGCTAGAGTCTATTACTGTGTTGCCACCCATAGTAAAAGAGCCACTGACAAGGTTTAAATTACCCTCCATAGTGAGACGCATTCGCTCAGACC